GCTTACCATCTGATGCAAAAGTTTCTGCACCGATTGGGCCAAACGCTGGAATTACTTCTGCGGTTGAACCGTTGGTTAAAGCAAAATCAACTGGGGTAACTGTAGTTAAAGATACGCCAGCGATAGGGAGAGTACTGTATGCCATGATATTTTTCCTTTCAAATCAATGGATTAGTTTGTCAAGATGCCTTGGAGGAAGCGGTTACTTGTGGTCAAGTTACCAGCCCAGCCGTACAACTTAACAATAGCGTCTTGGTTAATTGCTTGACGCTCGCCACCGATAGGAACAAAGTTACGCTCTTTGTGTGGGCGTAGGAAAATGTAATTGGTGTTCAAGAAGTACATGGTGTTAGAAGGTTGCTCGTTACCATAACCGCCACCCAATACCACATCAGCAGATGTACCGCCACCATAGAACTTCATGGATGCGAAACCTGAAGAACCAGATTCTTCGGTCATGATACGCTGAATAGCTTGGAGAGCTTGTACATACAGGCTGTAGAAGTTGGTATCAGCAACAATCAAGTCGGCTTTATCAGTACCACGAACCAACTGGAGGGCTGTTGAAGTCATCTTAGCTTGGATGTTGGTAGCAGTAATGGTTGTGCCAGTAGTTGCTGTGTTCTGCCAGAAAGACCAGTTAGCAGCATTAATACCACCGTAAGTACCAGAGGTAGGAGTTGCGGAAACCGCAGCAGCCAAACCATCCAAGTTCTTACCACCGTTACCTGTACCGTCTAGGAACAAGTCGCCAGAGATACGGTTTAACAAGCGAGCTTCAGAAACTTGCATACGACCATCTAACAGGTCAATGATTGCTTCTTTGCTTGAGTTTTGGAGCATTTCCAAGCCAGACATAGTAACTGCATCAGCGTACTGAGCAATTTTGTACTGGGCTGCGGAAATTGGGCTATCTGGGGAAATGTTCAATACTTCATATCCAGAGTAGCTGTTTGCATTGTTGGTATTTGGGTCGTTGTACATGATTTCTTCCAAAATCACATTACCACCTGAGAATGGGCGTACATTGCCCTTCTTGTCCAACTGTTGCAGGATTGCGTTGTTGTTTGTTAAGTTGTCTGCCAATTCACCGCTACGACTTTGGATGGTAGTAGCGATAATATCGGTAATTGCGCTATTAGCAAATGCCATGATAGTTATCCTTTAAAAATAAGTTAATTTAAACCCTGCCAGTCATTGCCTCGCCTAATTGCGCTGCAATAATTGACCTTCTGTCCTTACCATCTGCCTTATTACCCACTCCGCTAGGTGTAACGGACTTTGGACTAACTGCGGCAGCTTTGGCTTTAGCTACTTGTTGTGCCTTTGATGCTTCTTTTTTAACTTGGGCAAGGAGTCGTTCTTGTTCCAATTTAAAGACTTCATCATTCATGCGCACAGCTTTTGCATAAGCCGTTTCAAGGTCTTGGGCTAAACCACGCTCAAGTAATTGAGCCATATCTTCCCTTACCACCTCAAAGTGCGGAAATCTCTCCGCATCACTACTAACCCTCTGAATTTCTGCCATCAGACGGCTTTGTTCTTCTTGTTGTTTCCAGCCACGAACTTGTTGCACTTCGTTCTGCAAAGCAGCAAGTTGTTGATTCAACGCATAAGACTGTGGGTCTTGTTGCATTGGCGCAACACTTTCCCCTAATTGTATTCCATAATCTTGTGCAAGTCTATGAAATAGTTGAACTCTTTGGTCATAAGGTGCGCTAGATAAAATCATGTGCGCTCTGCCAAGGTTATTAATCCAGGCAGCAGGGTGAATGTTTTGCTTCTGTAATTCAGGGACAAATGGGGCGATTGCCTCTACCAAAACCTTAGCGTTGTCGGCTTCTTGTTTATAGGTAGAAACACCCTTTTTGTACTCAGATTCACGCTGATTAGAATATTCGGCTAATTTGAGGCTTTCTTCTTTGGTTAATTGCTGACCAGCACTTAGCTTGTCCCAAATTGGCAGATACTCTTTTTTCCATGTGGTTGGGCGTGGAATCGCTTTTACAGGTTCTTCTTCCTGCGGTTCTTCATCCGACTCCTCAGATTGAGCAGCTTCAACACTTTCGGCAGGTTCTTCACTATCTTCTGCGACAGTTTCCTCTTGAGGGGATTCTTCGGCATTATCCTCTGCCACATCCTTTGGTTCTTCCAAGGGTTCTTCGACAATCTCATTCTCCTCAGGCTGTTCTAAGGCTGCCTCCATTGCTGCTTCTAATGCACTTCTGCGGTCATCACTCATGTTTTCTCCAAGTTATCGGTAGTTAAGTTTTGCGTATGCCAATTCTGCAATCTGGCGTTTACGCTTTTCCGCAGATTTGCGGTCAATCTCAATCGGCTTGTGTTGCATTGGTACATCGTTGCCAATTTCAATCATTCGGTGCTGTTTTAGATGGTCTCTGTGGTGGCTACGGCTTTTAATCCATGAGCCATCAACTTGGCTGATATAGCCTTCAATATCGGACATGACCATAGCCGATTCACGCCTTGTCATTTCTTGTTTTTGTTTCCATGCTTCTTCAGCTTCAGGTGTTCCTAGGGTAAACCCCCAGAACTCAAGGTAATAATCTTTATCAGATTGTTTAACTTTTACATGGTTTCCTTCAGACCATCCGCAGTTTGGACAAATCATAACGCCTCCAATAGTTGTGGTAGTTTGTGCCAGTCACTCTGGCGTAAGGGGACAACGGAATCGTACCAACTGGCATTTTTCCATCGCCAACAAATATAGGCATCCTCAGGTAATAAAACAAAAGTCTTGACTCCCAAAGCGCCACCTAAATGCGCTGTAGCCGTATCAGGTGCTACAACAGCTTTTAATGACTTCATGTGACACGCAGTCTTATAGAAATTTTGTTTCCAGCCATCGCTAGGCAAGGGCATGAATATGTCGTCAATTTCTGGGTTTAATGAGTAGCAATCATCACCGACTAATTGGCGCAATTCTTTGATGGGCGTGGATTTAATATAATGAAGTGGGCCTTTAGATGCCATCCAATTCACTCCAATTTTGCGCTCTATCGGGCTAAAACCAGCGTCTAAATAGCCTTCTGAGCCAACAATCTTGTTTTTTGTAATTGGGAATGATTGGCGCACATAGCTTGGTGAGTGCATCGCAAAGAATGGCAATGACATTGAGCCTACCCAATAATCCGCTTCTAATGGTTTACCCTCTGTTCGTGTGCTAGAAATGTAATCAACGCAATCCATTTGCCCTAGCAACTGCATCATGGATTCGTGAACCATTACGCTGACTGTTCTAGCGCCCCATACTTTGAGCATAGGTAAGAATCGAGCCATCTGAATAATGTCGCCAAAGCCTTGTTCCATCTGAACGGTGATGTGCTTGTCATAAAGCCTTTCGCCATTCCATTTTGGGGCTTTAATCCATTTATCCCATTTTTCGCCTGTGGCTTGCATGGTTTGTGGATGCCATCTAAATTCGTAGAGTCTGAACCCTGGAAGATAGTGACCTAAATGGAGTAAATCTAAACCTTTTTTATATTGTGAATGTGCTGTCATAAGAGCATTAGTAGGGCTTCTTCGTCATCCTGTTCGGCTTTGAATTTAGCGTCTAAGATTGCAAGAGCAGTAAGGGTTTCTGCTAATACTTTCTTGTGGGCTATCGCTTGTTGTAATTCCTTTTCTTGTCTATCAAGATTGGCGATAACCGCTTCTATGCGTGTGACTTCGACTGACGGTGTATCAATCCTAATCTCTTGTTTTGATTGTAGTTTATTTTTTTGTTGCTTGCTTACAACAGGGTCAATCAAATCCCTAAACTTCTGTTTGCGTGATGCAGCGTCAGCTTTGCGAGCCTCAATTAATCTTTGTTCGGCAGCAAGGCGCTTGCGCTCTAAAGCCCGCAGTCTTTCGTAGTCACGCTTGCTGATGCCACCGTCATGGGTATCTTTGGTATTTGTGCCAGGCGTTACATAACCAATGAATAAAGCGGTATCGTTGTCGTCAATCGTGTAGATTTGCGCTGTTTCTAGCGCTTGGGCAGTAAATGTCGCTGTATCTGTGCCGTCTGTGGCGCTAATATAGGCGCTTACAAGGTTTTGTGCGGTAAATGTTGCCGAATCCGTACCATCTGTTGCCGAAATAGTACCAGAAACCGCTACAGAACCAGTTAAAGTGGCTGAATCGTTGTTATCGGTGGTGTAAATGTAGCCAGAAACGAGTTCTTGGGCGTAAATCGTGCAAGTGTCAGTACCATCTGTAGCCGATATATTGCCTGTAACAAGAACCTGACCTGTTAGGGTCGCAGAATCGTTATTATCTGTGGCAGCGATTGTCCCTGTAATCTTTGGCAGCGCAATATCTGATATTGGCTGATTAGATATTGGGCCAAAACCCAGCATTTTAGACTACCACCAAACGGCTACCAGTCGAAACTGTAACGGTGACTCCTGTATTGATAGTGACTTTGCCAGCCATCATTGCGTTAAAGTTTGTAGGAATGGTATAACTTGCAGATACAGTCGTTGCGTTCATAAAAAATGGGTTTGTAGATGATGCTTGAACACCATTATTAAAGGTTGCTAAGCCTGCGCTTGAAATCGTTAAAGCATCAGTAGCGCCATTATTTACAATAAAATGAATACCATTAGCGCTGTAAGTTCCAAGTGCTAAATCACTGCCATTTGTATAAATATAACCAGCATTTGCAAGGCTAAAGTTGCCTGTTCCTGTAAATGCGCTTGAATTAATACCAATATCAATATATTTGCCTAAGGAAGCAGTATCGTTATATAAGGCAATATCCGTAGTAGCGGCGGCATTACTGCTAGTATTTTGCAATGCCATGTAGGCATAGCCAGCAATAGAAGTTTGGTA